GACGATCCTCATAAGGCTGGCGAGGCCAACAGCCCGATCATGCGGCAAAACGTCATTGACTGGTTTTCCACGACCATGGAAAGCCGTAAAAACAGCCCAGAAACGCCGATTGTCATCATCATGCAGCGCCTGCATGAAAAAGACCTCAGCGGCTTTTTGCTTGGCGGCGGCAATGGCGAGTCATGGGATCACGTCAACATCCCGGCCATTGAGGACGATCAGTCATTCTGGCCCGAGCAATTCCCGCTGGATGACCTGCGCCGCATGGAAAGCACGGACGCATACCGATTTGCGGGCCAGTATATGCAAAACCCAGCACCCATTGGCGGCGGTATTTTCAAAGATGACTGGTGGCGTTATTACCAAGTCGCCCCTGCGCTGGAGTACCGCACAATCTACGCCGACACGGCCATGAAAACCAAAGAACAGAACGACTATTCGGTCTTTGAGTGCTGGGGCAAGACCAAGGAAGGCAAGGCGGTGATCCTAGACATGGTGCGCGGCAAATGGGAAGCGCCAGAGCTTTTGATCCAGGCCCGCGCCTTTTGGGCAAAGCACCGCGCCATGGAAAACGGCACACTGCGAGCAATGAAGGTTGAGGATAAGGCATCCGGCACTGGCCTAATTCAGACCCTCAAGCGCGAGGGCGTGCCCGTGATCCCGATCCAGCGCAACACCGACAAAGTTACCCGAGCTATGGATGTGGCACCACAAATTCAGGCCGGAAACGTGCTTTTGCCTCAGTCCGCGCCATGGCTGTCCGACCTGCTGGCCGAGGCGAGCGTATTTCCCAATGGCGCTCATGACGACCAGCTAGACCCCATGATGGACGCCATCTCAGATATGCTCAACCCGCAGGCCAAGCGCGACATCGTTATGGAATTTCTGTAATCCGGCCTAAAATGCCGCAAAACCCGAGGATCGCCCAATGACAGCACCGACGCTCAAGATTTCCGAATTGGCACTGGCCGCGCACCTGCAAGGGGATGAATACATCCCAATCGTGCAGAACGGCGTAACCGTCAAAGTGCCCGTGTCCGATGTCATGGGGCAAGACATGATTACCGTGGTCAACAAGTCTGGCGTGACAATCGCAAAGGGTGATTTGGTCATGGCCGCTGGGTCGGATGGCAGCAGTGGGAAAATCAAGGCAGCGAAGTCAGCCGTTGACATTAACCCCATGTTCATCATTGGTGTGGCCAAATCGTCGATTGCCAACAACGCGACAGGCCTGGTGACGACATTTGGCGAGATCATCGGCATTGATAGCGATGGCTCAGTGGTTGGCGAGACATGGGTGGATGGTGACGTTCTTTATCCGCACCCAACCATTGCAGGTGGCCTGACCAAAGGCACGCACACGATTGAACTGCCAATCGCCATGGTCTTGAACGCTGGCAACAATGGCGTGCTTTTCGTGCGCCGATAAGGGGAAAACATGGCAGCAGAATACGACATCACCATTCGGCAGGGTTCGACATTCCTGCAAAACCTTGTCTGGAAAGATTCCGAAGGCGTTCCAGTTGACCTGACCGGCTACACCGCACGGATGCAGATTCGCCAAGGCGTTTGCAATCCTGACGTCATCGTTGAACTGACAACCGAAAACGATCGAATCACGCTTGGCGGTGACGCTGGCACGATTGTCTTGGAGATCGACGCCGACACGACAGCGGCCATCACTGCTGGATGCGGTGTTTACGACTTGGAGCTTGAATCATCCAGCGGCTTTGTAACGGCCATCCTATATGGCGCGGTGACGTTTGAGCGCGAGGTGACTCGATGACTGACCAAGTGGTTATCACTGAGGATGGGACTGTTGTTGTCACGGAACAGGTGACGCAAACCATTGAGATCATTGGCGCTGGCCCGCAAGGCCCAGAAGGCCAAAGCATCACCAACGTGGTTGACAACGGCGACGGCACGCTGACGATTTACTACGGCGACGGCCAATCGACCACAACCAGCGATTTGACTGGCCCAACAGGCCCGCAAGGCCCGCAGGGTATTCAGGGCATCCAAGGCGTCAAAGGCGACACCGGCGAGACTGGCCCTCAAGGCGAGACCGGCGCTACTGGCCCACAGGGGCCGCAGGGCATCCAAGGCGTGAAGGGCGATACAGGGGCGACTGGAGCAACGGGAGCAACCGGCCCGCAAGGTCCAAAAGGCGACACCGGCGATCAAGGGCCACAGGGAATTCAAGGCGAGACAGGGCCACAAGGGCCACAGGGTGAGCAAGGCATCCAGGGGATTCAGGGAATCCAAGGCGAGACCGGCGCAACTGGCCCAGCCGGTGCAACTGGCGCTGACGGTGATTCAGCCTATGAGGTGGCTGTCGCCAATGGCTTTGTTGGCACTGAAGCTGAGTGGCTTGCATCATTGGTCGGCCCTCAAGGCGAGCAGGGCATCCAAGGTGAAACCGGGCCTCAGGGGCCGCAGGGCATCCAAGGGATTCAAGGCGAAACTGGCGCTACGGGTGCAACCGGAGCGACTGGGGCCACAGGTGCAACTGGAGCTACTGGCCCGGGCGTTGCTGCTGGCGGCACAACCGGCCAAGCATTGGTCAAGGCCAGCGGCACGGACTACGACACGACATGGGCCACTCTTTTTGCTGGTGGCCTGACAAAAGTTGAAGTGGTGGCCGCACTGCCAGGAAGTCCTGATGCAACAACTCTTTACATCGTCACGCCATGAAGATCGACTTTGAATTCCAAACCGAGCACGGCCTGTTCCGCGATGCCCTGCACCTGCCCGACGATCACGGCCTGACCGACGAGCAGATCGAGGCAATGAAGGCAGAGCGACGCGACAACTGGATAGCCGTGGTGACTGCGCCTCCTGCTGAAGAAGTGGCAGGTGAGTAATGGCGGCACGCTTTTGGGTTGGCGGCGCAGGCACCTGGAGCAGTGGCAACACGGCCAACTGGTCTGCCACGTCTGGCGGCGCTGGTGGTGCTTCCGTTCCAGGCTCGGCTGACACGCCAACATTTGATGCAAACTCGGGCACTGGCGTTGTCACGTTTACCAACGGTGGCGTGACTGTCAGCACGACAACGATCAACAACACAGGAATTGAACTGAACCTTGGAGCAGCGTTCACGACAACAGGGTCGATCACAGTTACCGCAGGAACATTCACCAGCAACAATTACACAATTGCAGCCGGGTCCTTGCAGTCTGGCGGCGCAGCCATACGCACAATCAGTCTTGGATCGTCAATTGTGACGCTCAGTTCAGCTACTGGTGTCGTTTTTACTACGGCCACAAACCTGACGCTCAATGCCGGCACATCATCAATCACTTTGTCTGCGGCGGGCTCTACAAAGTTGACCGGAGGTGGCAAGACGTTTTACAACGTGTCGTTCACAAGCGCAGCCTTGACTGCGCCAACCGTCAGCGGGGCAAACACGTTCAACAATCTGACAATTGCAGGGCGCACCGCAGCAGGCATTGCACAAATCGAATTTGATGCTGACCAAACTATCAACGGCACTCTGACGCTCTCCGCAGGAACCAACGCCACGATGCGGACTTTCGTGCGCTCAAACACCATCGGCACAACACGCACACTGACCTGCGCTGCTGTTGCATCGCTGCAAGACATCGACTTCCGTGACATCACCATTGCTGGTGCTGCTGCTCCTGTCAGCGGGACTCGGTTGGGCGACTGCAAGGGCAACAGCGGGATTACGTTTGATGCGGCGAAGACGGTGTATTGGAACTTGGCTGGCAGCAATAACTGGTCTGCTACGGCATGGGCCGCAACGGCAGGCGGCGCAGCGGCGTTGACCAACTTTCCGTTGGCGCAAGACACGGCTGTTTTTACATCGACAAGCCCAGGCACAGGCACGACAACAACCATCAACGCAGCCTACAACATCGGCACGATTGATATGTCTGCCCGCACCAGCAACACGATGACGCTGGCAACAGGTTCGACTACACCTGCAATCTATGGCAACTGGATCAACGGTACAGGGACTACCGTCACTGGAATATCAACAATTTACTTCGCCGGACGTGGCACCCAAACGATTACGAGCGCGGGCAAGGCGTTCCCGATGACCGTCGTTATCGACTCTCCAGGCGGGTTGGTAAAGCTGTCAGGTGCAGCGTCCTTTGGGAGTTATCCAGCGCTGGTATTGACCGGTGGAACCTTTGATGACTCAGGCTACAACGTAACGACGACCGGCACGGCGGCTTCAGTAGGTGTCAACTTCAACGGAACAAAGGCGAGGCATCTAAAGTTCAGTGGCGGCGCTTGGGTTGTTGCCACGGCGGGCGCTAGTGCGTGGTTGACAACCGCCACGAACCTAACAGTTACGGCCTCAGGCGGCGGATCGATAAGCCTTACGAATGCACTGGCAAAGACATTCAACGGCGGTGGCATCCAGACCTACCCAACGTTGAACCAAGGCGGCACGGGTACTCTGACCGTCACAGGTTCCAACAAGTTCGCAGGGCTGACCAACACAGCCATTGGCCGCATCCAGTTCACTGGAGGCACGACCAACGAGTTCACCAGCTTCACGATCAGCGGCGCATTGGGAAACCTATTGCAGCTTGGTTCAACCAACACCACGCAAGCGATCCTGAAGAAACCAACAGCGTGGAACGTAGGTGCAAACTCAACCGACGCAGGCAACAACACGGGCCTTAGCTTCACAGCGGGCAGTAACGACTATTTGTCCGTAAGCTACATCAATGGTCAAATTGCAGCGCCCGCCTCGACCATATACTATGGCGCAACGAATATCACTGATATTTACTATGGAAGCGCTGCCGTTTCTGCCGTTTACTACGGCTCGACAAAAGTGTTTTAAGGAACCATGATGGATTTCAATTTTTTCAAACGATTCAAGAACGCGCCAACTGTTGAGTTGAAGTCCGTCACTTTGCCTGAGCTTTTGATGACCATGAGCCGCACGGCTCCACAGTTTCAAAAGTGGGACACAGAGGTGGCGATTGAGCAAGGACTGAAGGCCTCGGCCATCTTCTACGCTTGCGTCAACCGCCGCGCCCAATCTGTCGGTCAAATCCCATGGGTGGCAAAGAAAAAGCAGCGCGATGGCACGATGGTTGAAGCGCCGGAATCTCCACTGCAAAAGCTGATCGACAACCCGAATCCTGACTTTTCATGGTCAGAAATGACCGAGCTTATGAGCCAGCATATTGACCTGGCTGGCAATTCGTATTGGTCGCTGATTCGCGCAGGCAACGCAAATGCGCCCGTCGAAGTCTGGCCTATGCTACCTCAAGGCATCAAGATTCAGGCAGGCAAAACGCGCCTTGTTGAACTCTACCGCTACCAATACGGCGGGGTTTCGCGTGACATCCAGTCAGAAGACATGGTGCACGTCAAGACCGTCAACCCCAATGATTTCCTTTTTGGGATGCCGACAATCCAAGCCGCTGGCCGCGCCGTGGACGTTGACCGCGAGTCAAGCCAGTGGCAACTGAACTCGATGCACAACCGAGGCATAAGCGACTATGCCATTGTGATCGACCCCGAGACAACCGCAGAACAAATGAGCCGTTTGCGTGAGTTGCACAAGGAAAAGCAAGCCAGCAGCAACAATGCCCGCGCTCCATTCTTCACAACCCGCGACATCAAGACCTTAAACCAGTCAGCCGTTGAGCTGGACTTTGTGAACAGCCGCACCAAGGTCTGGGAGGAGATTTGTTCAGCCATGGGTGTGCCGCCCGTCATGGTTGGCATCATGGAAAACGCCACCTTGGCGAACATTGAGACAGCCCGCAAGATTTTTTGGGCAGACACAATCACGCCGCTTTTGCGCATGATCCGCTCGCAGTTGAACGCACAATTGGCCGCGCAGTTTGGCCCTGAGTGGTACATCGACTACGACTTGGGTGGCGTGGAGGCTTTGCGCGAGGATTACTC